GTCTTCTTTTCAGAAGTGAACCTCTTGTTTATCTAAGCTAACCAGTATCTTGTTTGTCAGACAAGTGGCTCAGACTACATTTCCCGTTCACCTTGCCATGATTCATCCCGAATGATGGGGGGCTACTTAAGAGTCGCCTGACTCGCTACGATTATCCTAATTGGTCGGCTCCACCGCATAGAGGGCTGGGTGATGGCCCCGTGAAGAATGTACTAGGGTTTACCCCACTTGTCAAACAATGTATAGTTACCCAAACTTCCATAACTGGGTAAAGTATGAATGTGATTGATGCACTGCCAAACAACCTAAAGAAAAAAGGTCGCCCGAAAGGGGCTGTGAACAAGAAGTTCACTATGTCTACCTATGCTGAAAGACCTGCGGCTCTCCTGCCAAAGACTGAAGTTCAGCGCATCAAAGAACTCAAAGACCTACTGATAAACAGCGCAGGTTCCAATGTCGTTCACAAAGCAATTGAGATTGCCATGAATGATGAACACCCAGCACAAGCAGCTATGCTCAAACTCTGTATGGATCGAATGCTTCCCGTCAGTCTGTTTGAGAAAGAAGGCAAGCAAAGGAATGCCGTTACCATCAACATCACAGGCATTGGTGGCGTAGAGATAGAACCCTTGCAAGATGTGACTGATGTAGAAACAAAAAATGTCTGACCTCAACTTCTCACTCCTTCCTTGGCAACAAACAGTCTTTACTGATAAAACAAGGTTTAAGGTTGTGGCTGCTGGTCGGCGTTGTGGCAAGTCTAGGTTAGCGGCTACTACGCTAATTATTGAAGCATTGCGTTGCCCAGCAGGAAGTGCGGTTCTCTATGTGGCTCCCACCAATGGTCAGGCTAGGCAGATCATTTGGGATGTGCTGTTAGAGATTGGACGGGATGTTATCCAGGCTAGTCACATCAACAATATGGATATCACCATGATAAATGGTGCAAAGATTTATGTTCGTGGTGCTGATAGACCAGATACCCTGCGGGGTGTGTCTCTTACCTATGCGGTGTTAGACGAGGTTGCAGACATTAAGCCTGAAGCCTGGGAGCAGGTGATTCGTGCTTCTTTGTCAGACAAAAAGGGCAGGGCCATATTCATCGGTACACCCAAGGGACGCAACTGGTTCTATGATCTGTTCAAGATTGGCCAAGAGGAATCTGATCCTGATTGGAAGTCCTGGCACTTCACAACCCAAGACAACCCATTGATAGACCCAACTGAGATTGAGTCTGCCAAGAAAACGCTGAGTTCTTTTGCTTTCAAGCAGGAATACTTGGCATCCTTTGACAATGCAGGAAGCGATGTTTTTAAAGAAGATTGGATTAAATATGGTGTGGAACCTGACTATGGTAGTTACTTCATTGCAATCGACTTGGCAGGATTTGAAGAGGTGGCTAAGCAAGCTGCTAACGCGAAAAAAAGACTAGATGAGAGTGCCATTGCAGTGGTCAAAGCCACTGATGATGGCAAGTGGTTTGTCAAAGAGATTGACCATGGTCGGTGGGACATTCGGGAAACTGCCGCCAAAATCCTGATGAAGATGCGGGATTACAGGCCAATTTCGGTGGGAATCGAGCGTGGAGCGTTAAAAAACGCTGTTTTGCCCTACCTCAGTGACCTGATGCGGAAAAATAATGTATATTCCCACATAGTTGACCTAACGCATGGCAACAGGAAAAAGACAGACAGAATCATCTGGAGTCTCCAAGGGCGGTTTGAGCATGGGCGAATTGTGCTGAACTCTGAAGAAGATTGGGACGCATTCACCGATCAACTCTTGATGTTTCCTGCCAATGGCGTACATGATGACTTGCCCGATGCTTTGAGTTATATTGACCAATTGGCTGTAACATCTTACTTTGAGGGTGAAGAAGATGAAGAGTGGGAGCCTGTAGATATCATATCGGGGGTTTAATGGCAACAGATAAGCAAGAAAAGCTAGAGCAAAATGAGTTTTATGAGCCTACTGAGGCTGATAAAGAACTGACTGATTTTGTTACTGACCATTGCAACCGCTGGCGTGACTACAGAGATACAAACTTCCTTCCCGATTGGCTTGAGTACGAGCGAATCTTTCGTGGACAGTGGGCATCTGAAGACAAAACCCGTGAGTCTGAGCGTTCACGCATCGTAACCCCTGCCACCCAACAAGCTGTAGAAACCCGCCATGCTGAGATCATGGAAGCTATCTTTGGTCAGGGCGAGTTTTTTGACATTCAAGATGATATTCGGGATGTGAACAACAACCCAATTGATGTTGGAGTCCTAAAAGCCCAGTTGATGGAGGATTTCAAGCGGGACAAGATTCGTAAATCCATTGATGCCATTGAGTTGATGGCAGAAATCTATGGCACAGGCATTGGCGAGATTATCGTTAAGACTGAAAAGCAGTTTGTACCCTCTACTCAACCGATTCCTGGGCAAATGGGACAAGCCGCCATTGGCGTGGTGGAAAAAGACAGGATTTCGGTCAAGATTTCCCCTGTTAACCCCAAAAACTTCCTTTTTGACCCCAATGGAACCTCAGTTGATGACTGCATGGGTGTAGCAATTGAGAAATACATCTCTATTCACAAGATTGTTGAAGGCATTGAGCGTGGTATCTACCGTAAAGTAGACATTACGCCCACTTATGAAGACACTGATCTAGAACCCACCCAAGAGGTAAGCCAGTACCAGGATGAAAAGGTGCTTTTGCTGACCTATTATGGTCTGGTTCCCCGTGAGTACCTAGAGAATCTTGAAGAAAACAAGAATATTGTTGAGTTGTTTCCTGAGAGTTCCGCTGCTGAAGAATATTCAGACATGGTTGAAGCCATTGTCGTGATTGCCAACGATGGGCAGTTGCTCAAAGCAGAGGCAAATCCTTACATGATGAAGGATCGCCCTGTTCTGACCTACCAAGATGACACTGTTCCCAATCGTCTGCTTGGGCGTGGCACAGTGGAAAAAGCCTTCAATATGCAAAAGGCTATTGATGCTCAGATTCGTTCTCACTTGGATTCATTGGCGCTGACCACCAGCCCCATGATTGCAATGGATGCAACCCGTTTGCCCCGTGGGGCTAAGTTTGAAGTCAAGCCTGGGAAAGCCATTCTTACCAATGGCGCACCTTCAGAGATTCTGTATCCCTTCAAGTTTGGGCAGACTGATGGCAACAACCTAACCACTGCCAAAGATTTCGAGCGTATGCTCCTGCAATCCACGGGAACCTTGGATTCTCAAGGCATGGTCAGTGCTGGTGCTAGAGACATGGGCCAAGGCGGTATGTCTATGGCTGTTGCCACCATCATCAAGAAGTATAAGCGTACTCTGGTGAACTTCCAAGAAGACTTCCTGATCCCCTTCGTCCAGAAGGCGGCTTTCAGGTATATGCAGTTTGACCCAGAGCGTTACCCATCTGTGGACATGACCTTCATTCCCACTGCTACTCTGGGGATCATTGCCCGTGAGCATGAACAACAGATGTTTATTGGTTTGCTTCAGACCCTTGGCCCTAACACTCCTGTGTTGCCATTGATTCTCAAAGGTGTTTTGGCTAATTCTTCATTGACCAACCGCTATGAATTGATGGAGCAGTTGGACAAAATGAGCCAACCTGATCCACAAGCAGCACAAATGCAACAAATGCAACAGCAGTTGGCTATGCAAGCGGCACAGGCTCAGATTGCTGTAAATGCAACTCAAGCTGAACAAAATCGGGCAGAAGCTGAGAAGTTGAAGGTAGAGACTCAGTTGATGCCTCAAGAGATTCAGGCCAAGAACATGGCGGCAATGACCAAGAATCTGCCAAACCAAGATGATGCTGGTTCTAAAGAGTTTGACAAGCGGGTTAAGATTGCTGAATTGATGCTCAAAGAAGCTGACATTAAGAACAAGTCCAAGATTGTCGAGTTGCAAATGGCTGACAAGAAGGGCAAAATGTCGAGCGTTGAAGATGAGTTTCTCAATCGTCTTTCAAGGGAATTGACCTAAATGGACATTGCCGATCTTGAGCGTAAGCTAGGAATTGATGGAATCTCTGCTGAACAGCAGATGGAGATCATTACTGCTTTGCAACAGTCTGCCGCAGAGAAGATTGCCAAGGCCAAGAGTGAGTCTATTGGCAAGGGCGCTGAACTTGTTATCCAAGGCTTGAAAAAGATCAAGTCGGACATGGAGCAAAAGTTTGCTCAGTTGAATGGCGAGATTCAGAGCAAAGTTGCCTCTGTACAAGATGGTCAGGATGGCAAGAATGGCAAAGATGGAAGAGATGGTAAGCAAGGGCCAGCAGGAGCAACGGGGCCAGCAGGACGAGATGGTGTTCCTGGGCGTGATGGAGTTGATGGCGCTGATGGTATATCTGTTCAAGATGCCAAAATTGACTTTGATGGCTCTTTGGTTATCACTTTGTCTGATGGGCGCGAGTTGAATGTTGGTGAGGTTGTTGGCTCAGACATTGCTGAGAAGATCAGAGTTGTTAACACCATGTCCACAAATTCTTCAATTACATTGAAGGATGAGGGAACATCAGTCACAAGTGCGGTTAAGAGCATTAACTTTGTGGGTGCAACTGTTACCGCTACAAATTCAGGTGATGATGTAACTGTTAATGTGAGTGCAGGGACGGGAACTGTTACTAGCGTTGCTTTATCAGGTGGGACCACAGGACTCAGTGTTACTGGAAGTCCTATCACCACTACAGGTACGATTGCCTTGGCAGGTACTTTGGTTCTTGCAAATGGTGGTACAGGTGCAACTACTGCGGCTAATGCTAGAACCAATCTGGGATTGGTCATAGGAACAGATGTTCTATCTCCAAGTGGCTCGGCTGCAAGTCTGACTTCTTTCCCGACTTTTAATCAGAATACAACTGGCACAGCAGCTAATGTGACGGGTACTGTTGCGGTTTTAAATGGTGGTACAGGTGCAACTACTACCTCTGGGGCCAGGACAAATCTAGGCTTAGTAATTGGTACTGATGTATTGGCTCCTAATGGATCAGCAGCATCTTTGACCTCATTCCCGACATTCAATCAGAACACCACTGGAACTGCGGCATCTACACCTAAACTCTTGACTACAAACTTCACGATTGAAGAAAGTGGTGGAAAGTTGATATTCAAGTATGGGGCAACGACAATTGCATCAATGTCTTCAACTGGATTGATTACCTCTTCTGCAAACATTGTCTCCAATGGAACACCTTAAAGGAAAATCATGGCAACCTCAACACTAGGCAATGGAACACTTGTTCTTGCTGGAACCACATCAGGGACTACTACAGTCACGGCAACTGCGGTAGCTGGTACTACCACTTTGACGCTTCCCGCTGCTACTGACACTTTGGTTGGTAAAGCAACTACTGATACGCTAACCAATAAGACGCTGACGGGTGCGGCAATGAATGGTACTTTGGGAGCAACTACTCCAAGTACCGCATCTGTAACTACCCTAACTACATCATCGACTGTTACTCACAATGGCGGCACAGCCAATGGCGTTGCCTATTTGGATGGCTCCAAGGTGCTGACTACGGGTAGTTCTCTGACTTGGGATGGCACAAATTTAACTGTAAATACGGGTACTGTTTCTGCAACTTATGGAAAACTTACTGTTGCTGGCGGCATTAGCATTACACCAGACTCATCATCCAAATTTCAAATTGGCAGATACAGTGCGGGTGCGCCTTACAGCTACATCAAGATGGGGTCAACATCGTCTGGTTTGAAATTCACAGACCCTGCGGATTCAGTAGATTTAATGACCCTTAATTCTACTGGCGCTCTTGCACTTTATGGGGCATCAGTCTCAGCAAACGGCGTTGGCATCACATTCCCCGCAACTCAATCAGCATCAACTGACGCAAACACGCTGGATGATTATGAGGAGGGGACTTGGACTCCGACATTTAATAACATTACAGGTTCTCCAACAGGAACGGCAAGATATGTAAAAGTAGGGCGACAAGTTACTCTTACTTATGAACAAACAGGCGGTGCATTTACCTGTACAGGCGGTTCTGGGTATATTACTGGTATTCCATTTGCGGGCGTTGGTGGAACTGGATCTGTTTCTGCTTGCGGCGCAATTAGCAATACAGCAGTAACTAGCGTTCTTGTTTTGTATAACGCATCTACAACTGGTGCGATGTATGTTACTGCTTCATTTACTACCGCAAGCGTAGGTTTTTCGATAACTTATTTTGTTTAAGGAGTCATCATGTCAATCACCAAATCAACGACCATTGACCAAATCACCGTCACTGAGAACGGCATCGTTCTCTATCGTGAAGCTACACGCATCATGGAAGATGGCAACGAACTAAGCAAGACCTACCACCGCAATAGCCTCACGCCGGGACAAGACTTGACGGGCATCCCCGCCAATGTTGCGGCAATCTGCAATGTGGCTTGGACTGCTGAAGTCATTGCGGCGTATCAAGCGCAAGTGGCGGCACAAGCTGAAAGCATGGGCGCATGACACCTGAATTACAGCATTACTATGAAAATCGCTTCTCTATGATGGGAAGTGATGGATGGAAAGACTTGGTGGAGGATATTGACACCATGATTGCATCC